AAATCATAGACATGCTTAGAGCAAATGCAGACGCAAAGACCGAATATTGGTCAGCAAGAGTTGGATATGAGTACAGTGGCGGAACTTTCGCAGAATCATCTGGACCATCTAACGCTTATACAAAAGGCGAATGGTTCCAGACTCTTGGAAACAAAGTCCAAAGTGTAAGTAATGCAATTCATCAGAAAACTCTACGTGGTGGTGCTAACTGGATGGTGGTTTCACCTGAAACAGCAACAATCATAGAGAGTATTCCTGGATATGCAGCAGACACTGATGGTAATGCATCAAATAGCTCATTTGCAATGGGTGTACAGAAGGTCGGTATGTTGAATAGTCGATATACAGTTTATAAGAATCCTTATATGTTAGAAAACGTAGTCCTTATTGGATTCCGTGGATCTAACTTCTTAGAAACTGGTGCGGTTTATGCTCCATACGTTCCTTTGATCATGACACCTCTTGTTTATGATCCAGCTAACTTCACCCCGAGGAAAGGGGTAATGACCCGTTATGCTAAGAAAATGGTCAGACCCGAGTTTTATGGTCAAGTAGTCGTAGCAGACGTTAATTACGTTTAATCGTAGTTAGTCATTCTGAGATTTAATCTCAAATAAAATAAGCCCTCATTTATTGGGGGCTTTTTTTATGCCTATTTATAGGGGGTGTTATATTTATAGATGAAGAAATATATTTATTTTAGGAGATTATAATGCCACAAACAGCAATATGGCCAGGAAGTAGTTCATTTTCAGCATCTCAAACTCCGTTTGGGATTTACGATAATGATACTCAATTTTCTGGAACTGGAATTAATTCGGTTGATAGATTTTCAGATTGGTGTGCTAAAAGATTAGGATACCCAATTATGGATGTCGAAATGCAATCTGGCTCGTTTTATGCGGTTTACGAAGAATCTGTTACAGAATATTCAGCTCAAGTAAATCAATTTAATATTAAAGATAATTTGTTTAATTTACAAGGACAATCTACTGGGTCAAATTTGACACATAGAAATGTTACGCCTACACTTGGTAGAACGGTTAAATTATCTAATAGATATGGGACAGAAGCTACTACCCCTGTTGGTGGTAATGTAACTTTAAGAAGTGGTTCTATTAATGTTGATAGTGGTTCACAAGTTTATGATTTAAATGCATTATGGGCAAATATATCAGAAAGTGGTAAAGCTATAGAAGTTAGACGACTTTTTCATGGACCAACTCCAGCAATTCAAAGATATTTTGACCCATATGCAACTACTGGATATGGAACTCATAAAATGATAGAAGGATTCGGATTTGGAGGAATGTCACCTGCAGTAACCTTCACATTAATGCCTATATTTGAAGATTTATTAAGATTGCAGGCTATTGAAATGAATGATCAAATTAGAAAATCAGCATATTCATTTCATTTGGTGAATAATAGAGTGAGAATATTTCCAGCTCCAGGAACTAATTTTAAAATATGGTTTGAATATTATCTAACAAGTGAAAAGGACGATTCAACTAGCTCTGATCACGGTGGATCTTCATTGGCCTCTATATCAGATTTTTCTAATGTGCCATATAATAATATGGTATATAGTCAAATTAATGATGTTGGAAAACAATGGATTAGAAAGTATGGATTAGCATTAGCTAAAGAACTGTTAGGAGCAATTAGAGGTAAATATACTAGTATTCCAATTCCAAATTCTGAAACTACTTTAGATGGAGATTCATTACGAAGTGAAGCATCTACAGAAAAAGAAATTTTAATTACTCAGTTGCGTGAAATGTTAGAGGACTCAACTCGTAGATCATTGATGGAAAGAGATAAAGATGAATCAGATATGTTACTAGAAAAATTGCAAAAAGTACCTTTGCCAATTTATGTAAAATAGGATTAAAATATGCCAAGTCGTTTTTTAAGTCAAACAGATAGAAATTTTTTTAGTTCTATAAATCGCGAATTGGTTGGTAATTTAAAAAATGAAAAAGATGGAATTATCAATCAAACTTGTGTATTATATAGAATATCAGCAGCAGATACTATGACAAATCTGTATGGTGAAGCGTCTGCTGGTAAAACATATTTAGATGGTGTTAAATTACCTTGCTTAATACAAGCGGACGACTTTGATTTTAATACAGAAGAATTTGGAGTTGATTTAAGACAAACTGCTCAATTTTGGTTTGAAAGAGAATATCTTACAGAATTGAGTTTAGTTATTGAACCAGGTGATATCTTCGATTGGAATTATGCACATTTTGAAGTCGGAACTATGAATGAGAATCAACTTGTTGGGGGGCAAGTTGATAGTAATTGGTCTATTGTATGTAATTCATTCTTAATAAGACGTTCTAATTTACAAATTGAAAGGCAAAGGGGTATTTAGTGGCTAGATCAAAACCTATACCAAGAAATATTAGACAAAGCTTTACTACTCCCCCGATGAGTCGTGGACTTGCCAAAAAGCGTGGTGATAATGTAAAAAATGTAGAAGTTACATTGATGGATCATGATGCGGCTATTATGTATTATTTTACTAATGTGATACAACCTACAATTATGGAAGCTGGGGAAGTTGTGAAGGTACCAGTTTTATATGCAAATCCTGAAAGATGGCAATCTATTCGTAAATCTGGTCATTTGAGGGATAGTAAAAGACAATTAATTACTCCTTTGATTGTTTTTAGAAGGTCGTCAATACAAAAAGATGAATCCTTACCTATAGATAAGTTAGATGCCAATGATCCAAAGTTATTTTATACTTTTGAAAGAAAATATACAAGTAAAAATAGGTATGATAAGTTTAATGTTCAAAAAGGATTGTTAAAATCTAAAGAATATTATACTGTAGCAATGCCAGATTATATGACAATGACATACGAATGTATAATTTGGACACCGTTTATTGAACAAATGAATGCGATAGTTGAAAAAATTAATTATTCTGATGGTGCATATTGGGGAGAACCTGGAAAATTTAAATTTAAAGTAAATATAGATAGTTTTGAAAACAATACAGAGATGGCGGATAATGAGCGTCTTATTAAAACTACCTTTTCTTTTAGTTTTAGGGGATATTTGGTTCCAGAATCATTTAATGATTATGTTACTACTACAAAATATTTTAGTCCATCAAGAATAGATATTTTTGATGAAACAGATGGAAGTTTTTCTACAATGTATAGACCAGATACTAAAACAGAAACAGTTAGGATTTTAGGAACATCATTGGGATCAAATTTACCAAGTGGACTGGCGGGCGCAACAGATTTTATTAGAGGAGTGTCACCTTCATCAGGTCAAGAAATACAAGATTTACAATTTACTAATATTTTTGGTGGAGATACTAGATATATAATGAGATATGGTGGAGAGCCTACTAGTTCAGAAGATACTAAAGCTGTTTTGACTCTTGGATATGTAAGTGCTTCGTTTTTGGAAAACTTTTCATATTTGTCTGGGTCACAATCCTCATCATTAGATACTGCGCCGACACCAGATAGACAAAATTATACTATATCGGTACCTACAGGACATAAAATAAGAAATGGGTCTGTTTCAGTTGGTATAAATGGTCAAATTTTAACTAGTCCAGCTAATCAAGAGGATACTTCAAGTTCCAGAGATTTTTTTATGTCTTCATCAAGTGCTGGATTTATTAGTATAAATAAAAAACATAGTATCGCAAATACAGTGCAGGGTATTGATTTAGATGAGAATGATAATATTACAATAAACTATAGTTTGATAATAGTATGATAACACAATTAGAAGGATATAAGGGAAATTTAAGGAAATTTGTTTCACCAGTAAGCGAATCAATATTTAATGCTGATAAAATTGAATTTACTGATGAGTCAGGTTCAAATTTACCTTATAGAATGAATAATTTAGACGGAGCTCCAACTATTAAATATGATATTTTGTCTTTGGGGGCGATGCGAGATTTTAGTAGGGTAAGAGTAAGGGAATTAGGATTTACTGATATATCTACATCTACTTCAGATTATCAGGAGTTTGATTTGAGTGTATTACATTCTGTTTCGAAATATCAACCTAGACCTAGTTCTTTCAAGTTTTCAGTTAACCAAATTCAACAAATTAGTAAACCGCCATGGACAACTGCAATAGGCACAGACTTTTATTTTGCTGATAATTATAAAAAAGTAAGGCTTAGAAAAAAAACTAATGACACCAGTGGAGTAGCGGGGACTATTAAGGGTATAACTTTAAAAAGTGGAGATCAAATTATTTTTAGATATAAAATACAACCAATAGATTTGGATTAAATTATGGCATTAATTGATTTAACAAGACAAGCACAAGCTTCAACAATTGCAAAACAAGTTTTGAGAGTTGGTAGTGCTATAAACCCAGCTACGGGATTATATGATGTAATTTGGGATGACTTTACTCAAGATGATTTAGGAACTGGTTCTCTAGATGCAGGTCTTACAGGGATTGTACAAGGTGCAAATTATTATTTATATGATGATACTGGTGGTAATATATATACTTCTGGAAGTTATGGTAGTCAGTTAATAATGACTTTAAATCCAGCGGGTTATATGACTGGATCATTGAAAATTTATGGCGATTTAATTGTAGAGGGTAGTCAAAGTGTAGCAAATGTTGCTACAATGCAAGTAGAAGATCCAATTATAGATTTAAATTTTACAGGTTCTACTGCATTAAGTTCTGCAGACGCTGGATTAAGAGTTGGTAGAAGTGGTGGAACAAATGCACAATTAGTATTTGATCATAGTGAAACAAGATGGGCTATAGATAATGCCGCTGGTAGTAATATCAATATAGTTGGTGTTTCTACAACCGATACATTAACCAACAAAACAATTACCTCATTAGCAACCTCTACAATGGCAAGTGCGGGTAATCTTACTTTTAGTGGTGATGGTGAGGTATTGGGTTTACCAGCTACTGCAAGTTTAAATACATCAGCTACTTCAAAACTTTATGTAGACCATAGAAATGAATTTTTAAGAAAATCTTATGTAAAGAAAGCTGCGTCTTTTAGTGGAGCTGTAAGTTTAAATGATATATCTGGATATGAGACAGCAAGTTTTACTGCTACGATGGCATCTGCACCAAGTGGATTAACATCGGTAGGTGAAAATGATTTTGTATTTTTCTTAAATGGACAATATATGGAACATGATGCGTTAGAAATACAACAAAATGGTAGTAATTTTCTTTTAAAGGTTAATACTTCTTCAATAGGTTATGTATTAGAATCTGATGATGAGATTATTGCTCACGGAAAATTTGATTCGTAATACATTAATTTTTAACTTCCACTTTTCTTTTACTACTTTTAGATATTTATAATTGATATGAGAAAACGTCATTGGAAAAATAGAAAAAATAGAAGGTGTCCTGATTGTAATAGGATGATAACCTATACAAGAAAAGATACTTTTGATAGAGCAGTTGGAAATAATACTGTATGCAAATCTTGCGCTCAAATGGACAGAAAAGTTTCAATGGATACTATTGAGAAATTGAAACAACCTAAGACCAATATGCATAAAAAACGTATTTCTAAAAGTATGAAAATTTATTGGGAAAATTTAAAACGAGAAGAGAATGGCACTTATACACAGCCGACAGTTAAATCCTAAACTTACAGGTTCTTTTACCTTATCTGGTTCATTAATTGCTACTGGAGGAGTAGGAACAATTAGTGCTTCCAAATTTGCGGGAGATGGAAGTTCTATAACTAATATTCCGACTGCTGGTATAACCGGTGAGTTAGGAATTTTTAATACAACTGGATCGGCGTATTCTACTACAAATGATTTACAAGTTACTGGTTCATTAAAAGTTAATGCGGTGGCATCAGCATCAACTGCAATTACATCAAATAATATAACTAATGGATATCCAACTTCTAATGCATGGGGTACAAGTTTAGAGGGAAGTTATTTTAATAATTTTGATAATACAACTCATGTAAGTGAAATTTTAAGATTTATGTCAGGAGTATTAAGTTCATCATTAGATGTAGCAGATGCGGCACCAAATACTAAAACATTTGCAAGTGTAGATACAAATGAAAATAGTTTGGGACTTGTAGATTCAATTGGTGGATATGTACCTACAAATTATACTTCATTAAGTAACGCAACATTAAATTATTTAGTATCAAGAGATTGGGCTAGTGTAGGTTCAACAATTTTTAGTGGTATTTCAGTATATCATGATAATGGGCCAAGTTATTATATAGATTTTGATTCAAATTCTGGTGGGTCCACTGCAATTAGTTCTTCTAATGATACAGAATTATTTGGATTGGGTGGATTATCAAGTGGAGCGGCTGCTAATTTTAAACTTAGGGCACATGCTACACACTCATTTAGTGATTCTGGTAGTATAGCAGCACCAGATGAAAGTTCTAATACTTATACTACACAATCAAGGTTAGATTTAACATTAAGTTCATTTGGAACATCAAATGGATTAAATATAACTAAGTTGGTAACAACACAACCAGCAGTTATACCATCAGCATATCAAGATGGTAAGTTTGCAGATGTAGGTGGGACTTTGTTAAGTGGTTCATTGACAAGAAAATATCATGCTTCTAATGCTGATTGGACTTCTGTATCTGCGAGTGGATATTATAGATTTCATGATTTGGTAGTTGGAATAGCAAGTGGGTCAAGTACAACGTATCAAGAAGTTAATGGAACTACAAAAAATAATTTTTGGGCTCCGATTGATCAAATAGATAGTGATATTGGAACTAATACTTTAGCAGATGTGGGTACAGCACAGAAAGCATTAACTGCTACATCAAGAAGTTTAAGTGGAGCTCCATATTTATTAGATACAACGTATGAAGTATCTACAAAGATTACAGGATTGTTTAATCCAATGTATGCCGCATCAACTACATTAGTAGATATGTCAGCAGCTTCAGTCGGCGCAGGTAGTGTTTCAATAAGTGGAGATGTAATTTCCACAAATGGTGGAACGGTACAAACAAGTGGTAAATTATTCCAAAGTGATGGAACTACTGCTGTAGATAGTGGTGTTCCAAGATATAATGATATTGCTATAGTTACTGCTTCAGTTAGTTTTGATAGTGGAAATAATGAAAATATAAATCAAACAGGACTAGGGGATTCATCTTTTACAGTAGCTACAAAAGCAAGAAATAGAGATAGTACACAATCCACATTAGATACTCAAACTATTTCATATCATACTGCAGGAGATTTTAGTCAACTAGCAGCTAGTGGTAGTTTAGGAGTATATGGTAGAGCACAAGGATATGATTCAAATACCTTACAAGATTTGACTGAAACATTTACAGGTGAAGATTTTAGAATAGTAATAGCAGATAATGTAACTTCATTTAATGGAGCATATTTTACAACAGATAGTTTTCAAACTAATGATGCGGGGAATAGTGTATTAGGTAATTATGATTTACAGGTAAAACCAGGATATTTGGTAGAGCCAGGTGGAACTTATAGATATTGGTTTGCAGAGGATTTTGGTAGTGGAGCATACAAATATTATATCAGAAGATTTCAAACACCTGGAAGTACATATTCAAGTATGACTCTTGATGTGGGTAAGACATTAGTTAATTGGGCAGCAACTACAGCAGATAGTGTAGCGGCGGCAATATTATTTGAAAGTTCAGGAAACGGTAGTGGTAATAATGCTTCTTTAGGTGTTGCAAGAATATATGACCCAACAAAATTAACAAATAACTTGATTGAAGCAGATATGGCATCAGATAATTTTAAAAATCCATTCACTACATCAATTAGTTTGTATGGAAATAGTGGTGGAAGTTTGAGTAGCACAGAATATACAATACCAATAAGAAATGCAGACGGAATGTATTTAGATGCAAGTGATAATGAACTTTATGTGATAATTAGATATAAGGGAGATCCATCTCCTGTAACTTCAATAACATTAAGTTATAGTTAGGAATAAGAAATGGCAACTTTAGATTCAGGGTCAAAATCAAGTAGATTATTAGCGTCGAGAAGATATACTCACGATACTCTTACCGCTGCACAAGAAGCATTTACAAATGTACTTGATTTACAAGCATCTGAGATTTATACTGAAGCAGGATATTTACCATCTTCGGGATTACCTTTTAGTGGAAGTTCTCAAATTAGTGCAACACATACTGTTTCTGGATCAAGTGTAATGAAGTATTGGTATAGACAAAAATTAACAAAATCAAATACTAATAATGAGGTTTGGTTTTTCTTGAATCCATCGGGAAGCGATAGTGGAATTGGTGCACAGTTGATTGATTCTAACCAACAAACAAATTTTATATCACCAAAATATTCAACATCTGCGTTAGCAACTTCTACAACTGAGGATACAACTCCTGGATATTTAGCAGCTTTATATAAATCTTCAGCAGTTAGTCATAGTTTACAGACTGGTTCATTAGATGGAGATGATATAGTTTCAACTAATGATTATCAGTTTGATTATAAAACTGGAGTATTACAGTTTATGAATTCTTCAGTAGACCCATCTAATAGTGATTATCTTTATATGTCAGTTTATCAATATGTGGGTAAAACTTTAGCAACAGGACTTGAAGTACGTGGTTCAACTATATTTGGTGATAGTGCTGATGATACACATAAAATAACAGGATCATTATACCTTAAAGGTGGATTGACAGTAGAAAATTTAGGAACTTTAACCAATAGAGATGATTCTGGTACATTAGATTTGGGCGATGCGTTTAATTAGGAGTAATTGATGGCAAGAAAAAAACCTACACCTAAAATACAAAAGAAAGATATTAATAGAGGTAGGGAATATAAAAGAGATGATAATGTAAAAAATATATCTGTTGAGATTATGGATATGGATTCGGCTATTATGTATTATTTTAATAATGTAATACAACCAACAGTAGAGGAATCTGGAGAACAAGTTAAAGTGCCTGTCTTATATGCTAATCCAGAGAGATGGAATTCTATTAGAAAGACAGGGTATTTGAGAGATAAAAAAAGACAATTAATGACTCCACTGATTGTATTTCAACGAACTGGAATGGAAAAAAATACAAGTATTCCAGTTGATAAATTGGATGCAAATGATCCTAAATTACATTATACATTTGGAACTAAATGGAGCAAAAAGAATAGGTATGATAAGTTAACTGTTCAACAAAATTTAATACCACAGAACGAATTTTATAATGTAGCAGTTCCAGATTATATGATATTAAATTATGATTTTATTATTTGGACTTCTTTTATGAATCAAATGAATAAACTTATAGAAAAAATAAATTTTAGTGCAGGAGCATATTGGGGAGAACCCGGAAAAATGAAATTTAAAACTATTATAGAGACTTTTACAGATGCTACAGAAGTGGCAGATAATGAACGATTAGTAAAAACTGAATTTAGTGTGATTTTAAATGGATATTTATTACCGAAGTCTTATAATGATTTAATTACAACTCAAAAATATCTTAGTCCAAAAAGAATGATAATGAAAGAAGAATTAATTTAAATGAACACACTAAAATTAAATAAATGTCATATTTATAGTAGAAGAAAAGTACTTTCTAGGAGAAAAATTTAATGGCACAGATCATTAAACATCGAAGAGGAACACTGGCAAATTTAAGCGGTGTGAATCTAAATAATGGTGAAATTGGTGTAGTTACTAGTTCAGTAGCTAATATTGGTGACGCAGCATTAAAATCTGCATTAGTAGTAGGACATACTGATGGTACTAATAGATTGCCCGTTTCTAGGTTATCTTATGGTACCGCCGTACCAAATTTAGGTGGAATTACTGGTGGATCAAATTTTAATGATTTGATTCATTACGATTCAGATAATTATAAACTTTATAGATTAAATTCCGCTGGAAATACAGATTTAGATTTAACTGGGGCTATAGCTGGCAGAGCTATTACAGGTTCTTTAGAGATTACAGGAAATCTTACAGTTGGTGGAAATCTAACACTTGGAGATGCGGCTACTGATTCAGTATCTTTTGCCGCAGATGTAACTTCAAATATTGTACCTAATGCAAGTGATACATATAATTTAGGTAGTGATAGTCAAAGGTGGGATACATTATATTTAAGTGGTTCTATATCAGCAAGTGGTGGTCCGCATATTATTGAGAGTACTACAACAAATATATTTAATAGTACTACTACAACTGCAATTACTGCTACTACAACTTTAAGTGCAAAAGGTAATGCAGGAGCATCATTCGGTGATGATACTGGAACCTGGGAATTTTCTGGCGGTGGAGCATTATCTGAAACAGGAATGACAACTATTTCAATGACACCATCTAGTACAGTAGATGTAGATGCTGGTGGAGCAGTTACAATAGATTCTTCAGCAGCAGCAATTAGTATTGGTGGTGATTCAGTTGGACAAAAGATTACAGTAGGTGGAGATACTGGTACTAGAACTGAAGTAGAATTAAATGCAATTTTAGTAGATATTAATGCTGGAGCTAGTGGAGTTACGATTGATGCTGGAGCAGCGTCTAGTTTTACAACTTCTGCAGGAGCATTAACATTAGAAGGTTTAACTGGGGTAGATTTAAAAGAAAATGGTACTTCAGTTATTACTATTGATACCGCGCGAGATACTTTGTTTGCATCAACTGGGGGATCAACAGGAGACCCAGATGTAGAATTTGATGGTTATGTTAGACACGATGGACAAGTAGAAGTAGCCAATACAACAACTTCAACAACAACTAGTACAGGTGCTTTGGTTGTTGATGGTGGTGTAGGTATAGTTGAAAATTTAAATGTCGGAGGAAACGCTTCGATCACAGGCAATTTAACCGTGTCAGGAACTACGACAACGGTTGACTCTACAGTAGTTAATATTGGGGACAATATAATAACATTAAACGCAGCTGGAGGAGCGGTAGATAGTGGTATACAAGTTATAGACGCAGTAAGTACAGCACATACAGGATCATTATTATGGAACGCAACCAATGATTATTGGTATAGTGGAATTAGTGGTTCAACACATTATAGACACCCAGTACAATCGGGACTTTCAGATTTAACAGAAAATAGACCTGTAATTGTGGATGGTAATGGTAGATTAGAATCTTCAGCAAATATTACAGATGATGGTTCGACAGTAAATATGAGTGTATCTACTCATGTAACTGGTTCAGTTTTTGTAAGTACTGGAGCAAGTGTAGCATCAGGTAGTTCTGTAGCTTTTCAGGTTCCTTCAAGTACTCAAGTGGGATATATGTCATCTGCTGATACATCAGCAGTAACTACTGGATTAGTTGGATATAACGCAAGTAATGGAAATTTAACCGTTAGTTCAGTAATTGATGGAGGTACATTCTAATGGCTAATTGGAAAAAAGTCATAGTATCTGGAAGCGAAGCTAAACTATCTTCTTTGTTTGTCCAACAGGGAGCTACTAAAGTAGCATCAAGTGGAAGTTTATTTGTGTTTGCTAATAACTCTGATAAAGAGTTTGGATATTTATCTTCGAGTACCGCGGCAACAGAAATAACTGGAATACCAGGGTATGATACAAGTGGAAACTTAATTGTAAGTACTTTAATAGATGGAGGATCTTATTAATGGCACAGGTGATAAAACTAAAAAGAAGCTCCACTTCAAAGGCAGTTCCTTCTACAGGCAATTTAGAATTAGGTGAACTTGCTATGAATACTGCTGATGGAAAGCTTTTTTTTGAAAAAAATGATGGATCTGCAACAATACAAACAATATTAACAACAAGTTCACAAACAACAGGATCGATAGAATTAACAGGCGATGTTACCGCATCAAAATTTAGTGGTGATGGATCAGCATTAACAAACGTGTCAGATCCAAATGCGGTAGTGTTTGGAATAGTTTTTGGATAATAGGAGATTATAAATGGCTAATACATTTAAAAATGCAGCAACTGGCTCAAGTACAACATTACAAGCGATGTATACTTGTCCATCAGCGACAACAGCAGTAATACATGCAATGTATTTAAGTAATATTGATGGTACAAATTCTGCAACTATAAATTTAAGTGTTAGTGGAAGTGCTAATTTTGAAGGTAGAGTATATTTGTTAAAGACTGTAAATATACCTGCAGACTCAACTGTAATAATTGAAAAACCAATCAATTTAGGAGCTGGAGATAAATTAGAAACACAAGCATCAGCAAACGGAGATATTGAAGCGTTTGCGAGTGTTTTGGAGATAACATAATATGGCTGGTGGAATAAAATATATTGGTCAGGAACGATTTGATAGTAAAGTCACTATCACAAGTGGTGGCTCAGAAATAACAGGATCAATTGATGTAGATGGTATTATAAAAGAGAGATTAAATTCCCTTATACCAACAATATTAGAAGGTCTTGTAGTACATTCAGATTCTTATAACGTTCTAGGGTCAAATGCTTTAACTACTGATGCTGGAGAAGCAATTATATTTGATGCAGATTCATCTGACCATTCAATGTTTCCAGTAAGTGGTTCATCTTTAAAAATTACAGGTGATGCGACGATTGACGGAAATTTATCTGCTACATTAACATTGAAT